CATTACAAAACTTAGCTACAGAAATAGATAACAAGTTTGGTAAAGGTACGTTTGAAGCTATTAAAGCTGAACGTGCTAAACGTATAGAAGCTAAAAAAGTACAAACTGCAAAGAACAAAGAGAAAGCCCGAATTAAACAAGAAGAAAATGACAAGTATTGGGATCACGTTATTGTAGTAGTAAAAAATATAATGATTTTGATCGGTGTTTCTATACTGTGCATTATTGCTGGTTGGCTAATGGTTAATTATGGGTGCAAGGAAGCAGTGTGTTAATGCCTTTATATGAAGTAGGAATTTATAATAAAGTAGTAAGGAATCTTGTACGTTCAGGAGAAGACTTGCCAGAACATTTAGATGCTAAGTTTGAATCTACACTTTATTACGCAAGAGAAGGCCGCAACCGCGAAGTGTTAGATGCTAAATTAGAACGTGAATTTAAATCAATCGACGGATATGTAGTCGAATGTGTAGAAAAGATTGAAGACTAAATGAAAAAGACAGTGTCGGAATTATCCAAAGATTTAGATGCCCATGACCGTGTGTGTAGCGAACGAAGCAAAAACATCGAACTGCAATTTGCTGGGGTTAACGCACGGCTAAAACGGTTGGAAGTTATCATTATGACGACTACGGGGGCGATTATTATAATGCTTGCCACTGTTGTAATCCAAGGAACATAGCTTATGGAACTAACAACTAGTCACGCACTACAAGGTCTTATTATGTTAGCAACTATTGCATCAGGGTATGCTATAGTTAAAAATAATCTTAGTAGAGTTATGAAAGATTTAGAATTGTTTCATAAAACTTTTGACAAATATAAAAGTAACTTTGATGATCGGCTAGATGATGCAGAGTCACAACGTGCTGTGTTCAGCAGTCAGATAGATGTGTTGAAACAGATAAATTCTGTAACGGCATTAGCCGCAAGCAACAGAGAGATGGCAACAATACAAGAAAGACTATCTGTATTAAAAGCAGAGGTAGATCATCTTAAACATATTCATAACAGCAAACATCCGAGTGTTTAATATGACAGTAGCTCAAGGAATAGCAGGATTAATAAGTGGAATAACTGTAGGTGAATTAATTATTTGGGTAACTATCCTTGTTTTGTATTTTAAAAGGAAAAGAGATGCTTAAAATCTTGTCTTTAATATTATTAGTAGCGGTAGTTGGTTGCGTTAAATTGCCTAATTTTCCTACGTTTTTTAGCCATCAAGATCTATTAGATCAAGAACGTGAAATAAACAGTAGTTTTAAAAAGGAAACTAATTAATGTCCTTGTATGAAAACATCCACAAGAAAAGAAAAGCTGGAAAGAAAATGAGGAAAAAAGGAGCTAAAGGAGCCCCTGATTTAGACGCGTTTAAGAAAATTGCGGCATCTGAAAAGAAGAAGAAAACAAAGAAAAAGAAGAAAACAAAGAAAAGGAAAACATCATAATGGCTAAAAATCAAAAACATTTTTTGCCAAGTGGCAAAGAACATAAAGGCGCTACCCATAAAGATGAAAAGGGTAGGTTAATGTCGGGCGCAAAACACACTAAAAATAGTAAATATCTTACACACAGGAAACCGAAAGGAACAGCGTGATGAATTACCCTAAAACAACTAAAAAGACTAAATCTGCTAAGACTACACCAAAAGAAACAAAAAAGAAAAAGAAAAAGAAAAAGAAAATGATGTACGCATAAAAGGAGTTTTATTATGCTTAGTTTACTAGGATCAGTATTAGGGTTCGGCACTAGTTTCTTGCCTAAAGTCATGGATTATTTCCAAGACAAGCAAGATAAAAAGCACGAACTATCTTTGATGGATAAGCAGTTAGACCAACAAATCCAAATCGGCAAGCAAAAGATGCAGATGATGAACATTACTGCTGACATTGCTGAGACAGAAACACTGCATAAAGAACACTCTAGCATCACTCAAAAATCTAGTCAATGGTGTATCAATCTTAGTTCATCTGTTAGACCAATAATCACATACTGTTTGTTTATAGAGTTTGCCGCACTTACATTGTCAGTTAACATGGGGTGGATGGATCTGATTCAATACGCAACTATATGGAATAGTGAGTTCCAAGCTATCTGGGCGGCAGTTGTAAGCTTCTGGTTTGGCAGTCGTAGCTTTAATAGGAAATAAAGTGGAGTAGCCGCAATGGTATTGCATATTAATGAAGCCGGTATGGAGCTCATTAAACACTACGAGGGATGGAGAGAGTCTCCCTATCTTTGCAGTGCGGCAAGGCCAACCATTGGATATGGATCTACATGGGATCGTAATGGCGATGCTGTTACCCTTGACCATCCTGATATTACGAAAGAGCAGGGCGAGTATCTGCTCCAGCGTGAAGTGCGCCATTCTGAGGAAGCAATTAGAAAACTTATCAAATCGGAAGTAACAGAGAATATGTTTAGCAGTCTTTGCTCATTTATATATAATGTAGGCAGTGGTAATTTTCAAAAGTCTACTTTACGCATGAAATTAAACCGTGGGCAGTATGAAAGCGCCGCTGATGAGTTTCCTAAATGGCGTAAAGCTGGTGGTAGGGTTGTTAAAGGTCTTGTTCGCAGAAGAAAACAAGAGCGAGAATTATTTTTAATGTAGGAGAGTAACCTGTGGCTAAACCGAGACAAGGCAAAGCAAAAGTAAAAGTTACCAAAGACGGTAGAAGAATATCTTATGGACAATCTGGTCCAGCCGCAAAAGGAGGACGGAGAGTAAAACCAGGAACCCCTAAAGGTAACAGTTACTGTGCGAGAAGTTTAGGTATAAAGAAAAGGCTTTCTAAAAAGAAACAAAGTGACCCGAATACACCTAACAATTTATCACGTAAGCGTTGGAAGTGTTCAGGAGCAAAGTCTAGAAAATAAAACCCCACACTGCAACACAACAATATGGGGGGCTGGTAGCATCAGCAACGGTTGCACATAAACAGATAGACTACAGCATTATATATCAACAGTAGATCAGTTGCCTTTCATATATAATTTAAGTTTTGTTAATGCCGTGTTAAACCAGCGAAAACTTAAAACACTAGTGGCTGAAATTTCTGTCACGCTATCGACATAATCTATAGAACCGTCGTCGTATCTGTAAATAATACTGGTAATTTTTTTAGCCATGGTTGTTTTCTTTTACGAACTCTATATCACGGGCGGCGGCAACACGACGTTCACCCATAGGTACAGAAACTTTGCGTTTCATAGTTTGTTCGTGATTTGGGTTTAAATAGGGTTTTATAACAGGGGTGTGTCTTTTTGGTTTAAATAGGTTTTTTATCCATTTTATCATATTTCTTCTTTCTTTGCGTTTATGTGTGCTCTGTTATATAGTACAGCATAATTCCCAACGCTTGTAAACCGAAGGGTGCTTTATTAATAGATGACTTTAGCTAAATTTAGAATTCCAGGAGGTATCCAAGCTGATCGCACAGATTACAGCACTGGACCATTTTGGAAAAACGGTAATAGAGTACGTTTTCAGCAAGGGCAACCTGAACCCATAGGTGGGTTTGAAATATACCCTGACTTTGACACAACTTATGGAACACCGAGTAAAAGCAAGCCTTGGAGAGATTTATCAGATAACGACCTTATGGCGATAGGCACAGAACAATTTTTGTATCTTATAAAAAATGGTGTAAGTTATGATATTACCCCATTAAGGGCAACAAGCTCCAACCAAAACAATTGTTTTACTACAACAAACGAATCTACTAGTGTCTCTGTTTTAGATTCTACTCACGGAGCGGCGATAGGAGATTGGATTAGCATAGCTCAAGCAGGAGCAGTTGGGGGCATAACCCTTTCAGGTTTGTACCAAGTTGTAACTGTTACGGATTCAAATAATTATATTATTACACATAATGTTGCGGCTTCAAGCGGAGCAACAGGTGGAGGAGCTAATACTGATATACAGTACCTTTTACCAACAGGAGAACCTGTTCCTACTGCGGGGCTTGGGTTTGGTGCAGATACTTGGGGAGCAAGCACTTGGGGAACACCTAGATCTACTTCTAGCATT